TGACCTTACTGAACACCCAACAGTGTCTGACCCAGATGTTCTTAGGGTAGCTGAGCTCCATGTTTATGATTACATGAAGGATGCTTTCCTTAAGGCTTTGTCACGGGACACGCATATGAGGGGTGTTGGACCCACTGATCTATCAACTGCTTTGGATGGCTTTGATATGGTCCTTGCTGGCAAGGTTGATATCACAACGTCGGCAGGTCTTATGTCAGGGTCTAAGTCCAAGTACATAGATTCTGTTTACAACCCATTGATGGGGAGGAATAGTCTGATGTTCAAGGCAGATGCTGCGTCACAGTCTATCCCACAATGTGTTCAGGCTGGGATTGATCGTCTTCGTAGGGGTGAGGCGCTTGGTATGACCGCTACGGTTGTGGGCAAGGATGAAGTCCTTTCATTGGAGCAGGATACCAATGGTGTCCTTGCGGCCAAGAAAGCACGGTTAATACATGCTGGGGAGTTATCATCCCTATTGATATTCCGCATGTTATTCATGCCATTGCTTGTTGTTATGGGTTCAGACCCAATTTCATTTGGGCATTTCGTAGGGCTTAACCCCGTGACCGAGTTTTCTCATATGTACAAACATTTGGGGGCTTGGGATGAAGTGTCGTATATGGCTATGGATTATTCTAAGTTTGATATGAGAACTTCAGTCAACTTATTGAATTCTGCAGTCAATATACTGATTAACCTTACCACCCATTTACAGGGTTACACGGATGAACACAGGAGAATGATGAGGACGCTGTGTTTTGATATATGCAACCCAATTTACAATATGGACGGTATTTGGGTCCGTTTTACGGGATCCAATTCGTCGGGGAATCCTATGACAACAATTCTCAATTGTATTGTTAACCATTTGTGTTGGAACCAAATGTGGTTGATGGCTAACCATGATAGGGAATTTCCGCATTATAAGGGTCATTATTATCACGTTAAACCCAGTGCAAACAGTTTTTATTCATTTGCGAGAATTGTGGTGCTGGGTGATGATTGCGTTGTTACTGTCCCTTTGGAATTTTGGTTCAACCAAATTGTAGCGGCTGAGTACGCTACTAAGGTTGGACAAATTCTAACTTCGGCCGATAAGGGGGCCGAAATAACACCCTTTACACGTGGGGTTACCTTTCTTAAAAGGGAAATACACGTGTACCGGCATATTAGTGGTAAGGACCTTGTCCTTGCACCACTGTCATTGACCTCGCTATTGCGGCCCCTTGCTTGGGGCACGTGGAAGTCTGGTCTTGTAGAGCATGTTGCCGGCCTTATAAAGGGTATGCTGATTGAACTAGTACAGCATGGTCCGTTGGTGTATGCCGACTATTGCAAACAGTTCCGCAATCTTATTAGTGTTTTTCATGTTGATCATCAAAAACGCACTAGGAACGGGACCTTGCGCGAGAACCTCAGTGGTTATTTCACTGAGGAGGACTTCAGACCATGGAGAGAGAGGATTTTGGAGACATACGGGCTAGATACCGAAGGTCTCCTGGATGACGTCGCAACTGTGGTTTAATT